AACGTTTGAAATTGGTAATCACTTGATCCATCAATTCCATTGCTTTTTCCTCACCACAATATTTTGATAATTGCCCTCCAATGGCTGTGTGATAAGTCAATTTACCGTCTGACCAGCCTCCAGCACCAAGGAAACCTGTCATTACTTCTTCAGGTTTACGTTGGTATGGATCTTTACCCATATCGATGATTGTGATTAGTTCTCCAGGATATCCATTATCCACTAATTTTGTTGCAGCATTGACACCGGCAACGCCTGCTCCTACTATTACTATTTTCTTGTCCATAATCTATTTTATGTTTTAAATATACAAAAAAAAGTGACCCAATCCAAAGATTGGGCCACAGCTCCTAAAATTTCTTAAATCGACAGGCTATGAATCTGTCTATATGTTATGCCATTTTTCCAACATTCATTACTCTATCTCCACGTCCGAAAAGATTATTATCAATTAATGATTTCCAAAACCATAGTGAATTTGTATTAGAGTTGATAGCATCATCTATATCATTTTGAGTAATTTCTACTACATCAAAATCAGCTCCTGTACCGTTATCAATAGTATATTCTACTTTATATTTTCCTGGTTCAGTGGGAACTTGGTCTTTTAATTCTTCTTCGTTTAAAGCACGTTTAAGTTCTTCTTTAACTAATTGTTTTAAATTATCTAATTTCATGATTTATGTATCTTTAACTTAAGTGTTCCTGTTCCTTTTATCACACGATGCCATTCGTGTCTTGGTATAAATATACGCTCTTTTAGTGAGGTAGGCAACTGATTATCTAATTGAAGTTGCCAATTTGTATCTTCTAGAATTTCAACTGTTCTATCTTCATCATCACGATGCCATAATAGTTCAATTGGATCTATATTTTCGCTAAATTCACGAATAATATATTTGTCAGTAACTTCTATGTCTGTATATGGTTTCATTTTTTTTCACCTACCCACCAAATACAAACATATTCAGTTGGTTCAGCAGGAATTTCACCATTACCATGCCAATCAATATAGTATTGACCTTCACACAATTGTGTTTTTTCATTCCATTTAGCACAGTTAGCACACATAGCACCACCTTTTGGAATGGATTTTGCAGGTTGGAAACCATCAGGGAATTGAAGTTCCGGGGTTTCTCCTTCAGAAAGTTTATTAATTTCCTTACCTGCTTTAACTGCTGTTTTATACGCTTTAGACCCTTTACGAGCAGGAGATTCTCCACGCTCACGTTTAGCACGTATATTAGCCCATAAACCAGGACGTTCTTTAATTACTTCTTGTATAATTTTTTCTATTCTATTCATCACCAAAATCCTGAAAATGAAGATTTTAATCCAAGCAATTTAGCGTATCGTGGTAAGCGACATGACCAATAAGATGCTTTAGTTTTATCTTTCTTGTTTTTACAATCGTGACGTGCAGCAAATGCTCTACGTGCTTCTGGGTTATTTATTTTAGCTGATAGTCCAGATGTATCTCCAAAGCTAACTTTTTTGATTTTTCCTTTATTTCTAACGTAAACGTAGAATTTTTTAGATCCGCCACGTTTTGGTTTCCCAATTGGTGGGTTTTTCTTTTTACCTTCTGCTTCTTCAAGTTTATCCTCAGGATAACTATCAGTACTATCATCGTACCCTTCAGGACCTTTATATGCAGGAGAGTTTTCGTCTAACATAGGTAAGCCTAAAGGCACTTGAACACCTTCATACATTCCATAGTTACCAAGATCAGTTTCCTCTAAAATTTCTTTATCATCATCGTTTACATGAATTACTTCACGTAAATACAATGAACGAGCTTCTGCCCATAAATTGAGAAACGATTTGGAACCATATCGGAACGTGTTTTCGGTAAGTGGGAGTTTATTTTCCACGTGATAACGCAGATTTTCCGATAATATCTCTCTTGGAGCTACACTTTCGTTTAAGATAACACCGGCGTTACCTACGTTTTCACAAGTGTTGCAACCACAACTACATTTTTCTTCTGTAACGTGATGGTATACTTCTTGGATGAGTTTTTTAAGGCGAGTTTTGTCCATATTATTAAAAGTTTATATTGTCGTCAACCTTAATATCATCTGAAAGGTCATTAAATAGATCTTCAAGACCTGCTCGCAATACTGTATAGTAGTTATATTTTCCAGTTTTTACTCCTGCTAATTTTTGAGAACCTGATTTCATGCTGATATCAAGTTTCATTTTATTAGCAAGTTCTTTAGCATATGCTTTATCTATTTTATGTAGTTTGCCATTTTTGTAATTTGAAGCAACTGAAAGTACATAATCGGCTGTACCAACATTGCCTCCAAATTTTTCTTCACCTGTAGCTGCTTCATAAGCAAAATTGGTTAAAAACTCGGGATTTTTAGAGAAAAAGTCTTTAATATTTTTTTTAAGCACACCCATTTTATCAACAGCTATACTTAAGGCTTCATCATCTCCTTTTTGTTTAGCTTGTCTAACATTTCCTGCTTTAGTAGTACCTTTAACAAATACTTTTTTAATATCATTTGCAATATTATCTACTAATTGTTTTTCTACGTTAGGGCTATTTTTTAATGCCGCATAGAATGTAGCAGTTAATTCATTACCTGCCCCTGACATAAGTTGAGAGGGGCCTACTTTAACAGATATTTTTTTATCTCCAAGTACAACATCAGTTTTGGGGGTAATATTAATTGCTCCATGTGACTTCCAAAAAGAAGTAGAAGGGGCAGAAGATGATCCTAATTGTTTAGCACCATTTCCTCCAGTAAGATTATTTTTTTTAAGAATATTTTCAGCATCTTCTATCATTTCAGGAGTTAAAGCATTTAAATCTTTTTGTTCTGCCGCATCACTAGGGATTTCTTGATTGTTTAGATTATACCATGCTTTAACTAAAGCAGTTTCAAATAAAGTGGCTTTACCTTTAGTTTCACTTTCATTTAAATCTTCACTAAAAATATCAATTCCTACTTTTGCTATTAGAGATTCTAATAAAATAACATCCTTAGGATCCTTCATATCGGGATATCCTTTTGGAAATTTGTAAGATATACTATATAAGAATTTTTCTAAAATATCCATTATGCTGGTGTTTCTTCTGGGGTTTCAGCTGGTGGGGTTTCAGCAGGTGCTTCAGCTCCTGGGAGTTCAGCTCCTAAATCAGCGGCTCCACCTTCAGCTCCTTCTTCTGCTTTAGCTCCATAGCGTAAAATATTTGCTATGGACATAGCAGCTCTTTCTTCTTCAGGTAAATTAAGTAGGTAATATTTTTTACCTTCTACCTGTGCAATCCAACTACGTTTACCATAGATCAAATAAAACATTTGTCCGTTTTGTAAATTGATACGGAATGTAGAAGGACGTGGGGCAACCCAATCAATTGATGCTACAAAGCTATCATATTCTGGAGTTAATAAGTCAACGATAACTTTTTTAAGCTCAGGGAATTTGGTCAATTCATCATATTGAACTGCCTCCTCAGGTGTTACTGTAATATTTGAGTACACCTGCTTGGTTAAAGCCTTGAGTCTATTTACAAGTTCTTCGCGTGTCATTATTTATTTTTAAGTTTAGCTAAAATAGCTTCTTTGATTTTCTGTGCTTGTGCTGTGGCAATACGACCTGCTTTTTCATCAGACATTCCTTGAGCTTTTAAAGCATCGAAGATTTTACCACGTTTTTTAATTTGTTTTTTTGACATTTCGTCAATTGCTTCTTCTTCAGTAGCAACACCTACCATAGCATCAATTTGAGGTTCTTGTAGCTCAAATTCAAGGTAGTGTTTTGCTGAGGAGATCATGTTTTTAGCAGTGGTAATTTTTGATTGCCACCAACCAGGAAAATCAACTTCTTGAGGACCTTCAAATTGATCAACCATTTTATATAATTCCATAGCGTATTTACCAATACGATAAAGTTCTGATTTAATCATATGGGGTTCATTATCTTCATGGCCTAGGTCAAGATCTTCTTCTAATTCAACTCCACGAGCTTTTAAAATATCGGCCTTAGTTACTTTACCGTCTCCGGTCAAATCAGGAAATGATTTTTTCTTTTCTGTTAAAGCATCAATAACCATTTCTCTCAATCTATTATTTTCCATTGTTTCTTCAGGTTGGGGTTCTTCAATACTGTTGGCCGCTTGTTTTTTTACTTGATTTACAGCAGTACCATAAGCTACATTTTCGGCATTTTTACCATACTTACTAACTAACCTATCACGACGTTTTGGATCGTTTACGATTGCCAAAAAATTGTCATAGATTTTTTTAGATTCCTCTGATGAAAATGCCTCGTGTAGTTTCATGGTTAAGCTTTGTCTTCTGCAGTTGAAGTCTTTTTAAAATCTGCTGCAAGTTTTTTAATGCTATTAGCTGCACTGCGTGCGCGTCCGCGAGCTGCTTTAGATGTTTTAGCATGCTCAGCTTCCATAATAGCAACTTGTTCTTTGATTGCGTCTAAAAGTTCAGTTGTGTTCATAGATTTTATTGATTATAGATTATTAAATATTAGTCTTGTCCACCCCCAATATATTCGCTAACGAAAAATTTAAGTGTGTTTCCGACTTGTGTTTCAAGTTTTTCATTACCCATTCCTTTTGAAATCTGGAATGCTTTCATTAAGTGGTCCATAAGATCAGCTTCGGTACCTTTCATATCAGCTGCTAAATCTTCAATACCACCAGCAGGTGCTTCTTCAGCAGGCATTTCTTCATCGGCAGGTAATTCTTCAGTAGTGTCAGTTATTTCAACGTCTTCTACTTCTTCATCTTTTTTCTTAGCTTCGTCGATATCGTATCCTCCGTAACCGTCAAATTCATCAGTGTCACCAAAGTCGTTAGAATCACCATATTCACTATCATAGAAATCATTACTATAATCATAGGTATCTTCTTCGTACTCCTCAGGATAACCTTCTTCTAAGAATCCACCATCAGCAGCTGCATCCATCATCTCTGCTTCTTCTTCTCCAGGATTACCTTCGTAAACATCATCATAAAGATTTGCTTCTGCATCTGAAATTTTATCTGTGTTATCAATGCCTAGTTCGAATTCAGCAATAATCATGTCTTTGATTTTTGCTTTTACATCTTTACGAGAATTGCCTTCGTTTATAGCTTTGATAGAAGGATTTAAATTCTCAAGGGCTTTGCTTTCCTTTAAGAATTTTTTTAAGTCAAAATTATCCATTATTTCTTCTTGTTATTTGTGTATAAATATTCGGAAAGTAATGTTCCTATCACTCCTGTTTTCTGTCTGATAAAAGACCATTCATCTCTTACTAGGTGGTGGGATTCTTTAAACGATATACCTAATACACCAATCAAATGATTATCTAAGCTATATAAACCAAGCATACAAATAGATTTGGTTCCAAATTGTAGAGTTAAATGTTCTAAACCATAGGTATCGGATGCTGTACTTATATCATCAATAGCTAATTCTGTATCTTTGTAGATTTTAGCTAGTACTCTAGGAAATAAAGATACAGGAATATTTTGGAATGTGTGTTGGATGTTTGGGATGTTTGGAGATGTTTTTTCATGGAAAAAAGAAAATTTCTGAATTGATTTTCCTGTAGGGTAAAAGTGACCTCCATTATGGAATTGAGCTAGCCAAATACGGTCACAATCAAGTTCTTCCATCATAGCATCTAATTGATCCTCTATTAAGTTTGAAGTTTCAAGAGCTTCACGTACAGGAGTTTTTTCATCTTTTTTCTCCATTTTGAGTTTTACCCAATTAACTACAATAGGTCCAACTACAGCAGTAATTAGCGCTACAATTATGGTTGTGAACATAGCAAAAGTTTCCATTATTTTTTAAGTGAGGTTAAATATTTAATACCATCGTCTAAAGATTGTTGAGCACGATCTTTATCTATTCCACCAACCCATTTTTGTACTTCACCATTTTCAGATACATACCCATTAGCTGTATCTTGGAGAATACTTTCAAACCATTTTTTATATTCTTGTATTTGAATGTCAATTTCAGTGTTAAATGTTTGATTAGTATAATCTTCCCAAGTACCAGCAATTTTCATCTGAGTTTCAGTTTTGGTTCTACAATCTAAACATTCGTTATAGGATTTAAAATAAAATGGATCTAGCTGTTTATCCATTACTTGTTTACATTTTGGACAAAATAAAGGAACAGCTGCTAACTTAAATTTATCAAGTTTAGTAACATTTTCTTTAATACCATCTCGGATAGTCCAAGTTTTACCTTTTTCTTCCCAAATATCACCTTCTTTATAGTCTTCTCTTACTTCACCATTATAACCAATCCCCATGGTAGTGCGTTCACCATGTTTACCTTTTACAAGGTTACGTAAACGTTCTACATCACGTTTTTGAAACTCTTTTTTTAAAACATTATCTGCCATTATAACCCTAAATCTTTTAATTGTTTAATAGTATTAGCTGCTGTGGTGTGGTAGATACCTATACCTCCTTTAGCATTCCATCCATCAATGGTATCTTGTCTATCGTCTATCAAAATACGATTTTTACCAGCATATTCTGGTTTGAATTTAGCTGGTTTGAAGTATAATTTTTTCATTCCATCTAAGCGTTCAACCCATTCTTTTTTCCCTTGTTTAGAACCAGGATCCATTGAAGGAGCTGTTAAAATGTATGGGTTATATCCTTTAATATAGTCCCAAAGTGTTTGTCCATCAGGCATCCAGGGCAAATTTACCCAATAATCATATTCTGTTAGACCTTTATCTTTTAAACTACGAGCTAACAATCCCCAAAATTCATTTTTGTCTTGTAGATCAGCATGTTTAGTATGTTTACCAGTTAGGTCTTTATACCCTTTATCAAAGTCAACTAATACACCATCCATATCACAGAAAATGGTATATTTAGGTTTAATTGCTTCGTATAAATCTAATAAATTTGGCATTTTGTAAAGTTAGAATTTTGGTAAATTTAATGCAGGTAGTCTGCGTCTCCAAAGATCCATAATCTCTTCTTTTTGTTCAGGAGTAATATCTTGAGCGTCTAAATATGTGTTGATAACGTTTCCAAATGGACGTTTTTCTTTTTTAGCGCGAAAATACATGCCTTGCAAATTTGCATCTATTTCTTTTTCAAGCTTAAAATAATCTGCTTTAGGTAACATTTCCATGTCTATCATTTGACGGATAAACATATCATCATCCATTGTTTTATCTGGGTTAGAGGTAAATCCTTCACCATGGGTTAAATGTTCAATTTCGTGGCGAATAACATCTTTTAGATTCATTGAAATTTCTCTCCAAAATTCAGGAAGTTTTTCAGGGTCTATTTCAAAACGTACTTCAATATAATCTTCTTGATCATCAGCACCACCATCTACTTTAAGCATGCCCGTTCCTGGGGTAACTGAAATGTTAGCATCTATTGAGATTTCCTCGTCTTCAAATGGAAATGATTGCTCTAAGCGAGATGCTAAAGCACCATTATTGATATCTTCTCTCCATTGGTTGAAGATTTTAGAGGAGATAACATTTGTAATTTTATCGTAACGACCTTCATTTAGGGGTATTGGAGTATTATCATGGTCACATTTATGACAAATATATAAATCGTCTCCACCATCTGCTATTTTCCAACTCCATCCACAATTATCACATTCAATTCTATCTCCAAGTACACCTTCAGTTAATGTATCTGTCCAATTACGGAAAGTCATATTTCCTTTTTCGTATGCTTCTCTTTCAATTTCAGGCAAATCACCTTCTTCGTTTGTATTTTGTGTAGTAATATTACCTAAACGATCATCACAATTTTGCATGTGGTGGATCATTTCGTGCGCGAATGAACGCATAACATCTTTTGGATGACGCTCCATTGTATAAAGTACTACAATGCGGTTATTCGGGTCGTAATACGCTGTTTTACCGAAAAAATTTCTAGCATTTTCAATATCATCATCTACAAATTTTACTTTAGGTAAAGGACGTATATTCATACCTTTATCTAACATATATTCTGTAAGTGATTTTATCAATTTAGGATAGTCATGTTCGCTAGGTTCAGCGTACATTTCTTGTAAAGCTAATTTTGGATTAGATGTTTGGAAGTTTTTCTTACGCATTACCGTTTTAGCAACCAAGTCCATCTCATCATTTCTATCATCGTAATTTAGAGCAAATGGTAAGTTGATATCGTTACGTAATTTAAATAATACCGCTTGATAATCATCTGGGAGATTAGCTAATTTCTCTCCGTATTTTTCTGCAGTTTGGGTAAATAGATCTTCTAATTCTTCAGCAGAGATAGGTTTCCCATTACGTTCATCATTTACTCGTTCTATAAAGTGTTTTGTAAATTGAACATCAATACCATAATCTTCAAACCACTCATCTGCTATTTTTTCAACATCATCCAGTTCGGATTGTGTAACAAATTCTTTAATGGGTGTTTTTTGTAAGATATTCCATACTTTATCTTTTTCTTCATCTGAAAGTTCAGTTGGGAGATAGGTTTGGAATCGTTCTTTTTCTCCACCAATTAAAGCAGCACGTGTGTTTGTACCACTAATACGGTCTTCACCTTCTGATTTTATTACGATGGTTTGGAAATTATCGTATTTTCCTTTTAAACTATCGAATCGTTTTAAATCACCTAAATCCATTTCACCTCGAATTCCTACTACAGGATAGTAAGTATTTTGTGGATTATTTTTGATTATAGAGGCAACATCCGCAATTGGAGAAGAATTGTCTGCAATTTGGATTTCAACGTTAGAAGGTAGATATTTTTTGTAAATATCCCATATTACTTTACTTTCCTCTTTAGAAACACCATCTCGATCCTTATGACCAATTAAAACGATTACTTTGTCAATGTTTGAGTTTTTAGATACTTCATCAACTAAATAAAAGTGACCCATTGTGGGTGGTTTAAACCCACCAGGAACAAGAGCAATTTTTTGCCCTTCTGCCTCTAAAATAGGCTGGATAAGAGCTTTAACGAGTGAATTCATTTATTTTACTTTTTGCTGTCTCCATTGAATCAAATTCAGGTTCTTTTTGGAGTAAAGCTTGTATTTGTTGATTAACGGCTTCTTTTTCTGCTTTTGACTTTGCTAGTTCCTCAGGAGATTTTTCTCTTCCTTTTGGTTGAGGAAACATTTTTTGAACTGCTCCCGAATCAAACGCTTTATTAGCGTCTGAAGGGTCATTGTTTATTACAACTATATTATTTCCAAATAATTGTCTATAAGGATCAATATTATTAACTACACCAGCCCAGCTTTTCAATACTGCACTTGTAGGTAAACTTCTACCACGTTGAGCGTTACGAGTCAATGAAGTCATCGGTGAAACATAAATAAGAACCATAAAAACATCGTATCCCATGTTTTCAAGTTCTTTCTTTTTATTTGCGATTACTTTATATGAAGCGCCAGTTCCATCAACAACAATATTATTAAGATTGGTTGTAGCTAACATCTCTTTTTCTCGAGTTGTAGCTCTAGCTTTACCCATCATCTTAGCAGCGACAGAAAGTTCTTCAGGAGACATTGAGCCAAAGTCTGATTTGCCTAGTTCTTTTTGTAAAAGTTCTTCAAAATCATCATCTACATTAATTGTAGTAAAACCTTGAAGACCTAATTGATTAAGTGTATAGGATTTACCTGCACCTGCAGGACCTGCCATCAAAATGGCTTTAGGTTGGGATTTAACCTCCTTTAACAATTGAACCAAGCTTATCATACTTATACGTATTACAGCTCTCGTTTAGCTGTTGTTCTAAATTCAGTAAATACTGGGGAGTGGGTTGGATTTTCTAGATCAAATAGGCGTTTTACTGTTTTGAAGATATCGATGTTTTCCTCAAATGTGCGAGATGATTCAACTACCTCCCAACCTTTACCTTGCATTTTATCTTTTTTAGCACCTCGTTTAGATGATTTTAACCATAAGATACCGTAACGGTCTATTTTCTTTCCAAAACATTCTTCATAGCATTGACCATAAACTGCGGTTTGTAGCTCATATACTGTTTGAATTTGGTTAGATGTTTTTAGATCCAATAACCATAGTTCACCATTAATTTCAACAATTAAGTCACAAGTACCTGCTATTTTAAGTTCATCTGAGAATAAATGGACTTCAGTTTCGATTAGGGTTGGTTTATATGTTTCCCAGAATTCAACAAAACGTAAAAACATTTGCCAAACATCAGGATTAAATTGTGGACGACCACGTTCATCTAGAAAGTTTAATTCTGCACCATTTAAATATTCTTCAGCCAATTCATGGACTTGAGTACCTTCTTCAGCAGCTTTTTTAACAATGTAATCAGCAGAGAAACCTACTTGTTTTAACCAGTTTTCAAAAAACTTTCCTTTTGGATAGTAACCTAAAACATAAGTTACTGAGGGGTAGTACTTTCCGTTGCGGCGATAATAGCGAGAATCGGGGAGGGTTATTTGGGTTGCATCATCCGAAATCTCTAAAATGCGATTGTAGGATTGTTTAATGTTTCTTTTCTTCATAGAGTAAATAATTTTTTCTCCATCAGTTTATACTGTGTTAAAGGAGAAACGGTTTGTATCAATTTGGTGAAGTTTTCAAATCCCATTTCACTAGGGTCTTTACCTTCAAGCTCTACCAAATAGACTTCTTTTCCAATGTCCAAAAGCTGTTCACAAAAACCAAGGGCTTTTGAAATAGCATCGTTATCTAGGGCAATATATATTTTTTGTACTTTAGATTCTACTAGCTTTTTCATCAAACTAGATTGAATATTTTTCCCAAGTAATGGAATTACGTTGCGTTTGATTGCCATAGCATCAAAGGGTCCCTCACATAATATAATAGGTAAGTCCCAATTGATAAACAATTCAAACGGTATAATATCGCGAGACGTTTCCGGGTTGCGGTACTTGGTATAAGGATCTTTCTCAAATGATCTTGCGGTAAAATAATTTAATTTACCGGTGCTATCATATGAGGGTATAACAATCATATTAGCATATTGGCCTGAATCACAATAGCCTATATTGTATTTGAGGATATCTTGTTTAGTAGCATTTCTTTTCTTAAGGTAAGTAAGAGCATGTCTTGCTATAAGATCTTTGTTGTTGATAAAGGTTTTGAATTCCTTTGGTAACTCAAGTAAAGCCTGTTTTATTTCTCCTATATCTTCAGTAGAAACGTTTTTTACAAGTTTACTTAATTCATGAAAATAACTAGCGTCTACTTGTACTTGTTTAAATAAACTTCTTATGGTTTTACCTTTCTTACCACAAGTCCAACAAGCCCATTGATTAACACCGTCTTTGTTTTCGGTAAAATTAACTTCAAGTTTTGGTTTGTGGTGATGGCAGAATGGACAAGTATATGCTTGATTTCCTCGTGCTGTACGTTTGCCTGTGCCTAAGACACCGTTAACTAGATTTACTAACAGTTCATTTACCATAACCTTAAGATACAATATCTTTTTTAGATATCAAAATCTTTTCGGAAAAATTTACCTAAAATATTGTCGTTAAAATATAAATCAGGAGTCTCTAATACTCTATAAACAAATAAAGTTCGTGTTTCGTAATATGTTAAAAGTTTTTTATTTGAACACAAAATCAATATCTCACGTTCAAAGTTTTCTATTGGTTCAGTTTTCTTAAGTTCAAGCAATGTTTTATTTGAACCCCAATATTTTTTCCAATCAGATTCAGATGTTACTATTTTAGAAGATGGTTTACGACCTACACCTTCGTGCAGTGCAAGTTCTTTTTTACCTAACTTTACTTTTTTATTGTGGTAAAGTACTTTTTTACCAATATAGGATTTGCCTGAGGATAAATGGGTTATCTTATATATGAAACCATATGTAGATGGTGGGAATTGAGAAAGATCCTCAATTTGAGCTGTTTTATATAACCAATTTGACATAACGTTTTAATTATGATTGTATGATAACAGCCTGATAGAAAACTGTTTCAGTACCTGTTCCACCAGCTGTATTAAATGTAAGTTGTCCTCCAGAAAGGGCTTTTACAACTACTATATTTCCTGATGTAGCTGAGTTTGCGTTAATAGTGGCTGTTACAAAAACATTAGTGCCAAGTGTTTTACCACTTAATAATGAATATGCACTTGTTGTTGCTACACCCCCGGTTGCTTGAGCACTACCACAAATAAATTTAAAAATACCATCTAAAACACCCCCGCTAAGTCTTTCATATTGTTGTTGAGTTATTATATTTGATGTACCACTGTTAGCAGCATAAGATGCTGTAGTAGCAAAAGAAGATGATACTGCACGGGAAGCACTAGTAGCAAATGAAGCAGATGTTGATGTAGAAGCGTTTCCAATTAAACTTCCACTAACGGTAACGTTATATGCTCCTGTTGTACCTCCACCTGGGGTTAATGCATCATAGAGTTGGAGAATATCTGTTGGTTCAATTGTATTACCATCGGTAATGTTTGAAGAATTTAGAGTTGCCATGTTTTATAAGTCTAAATTTATTAGTATTGTAGTATCGGTTACTGCGGATGTTGGAAGTGGTTGTGCGAGTTTTGCTACTGCTAACAAGTTATAGTTGTTATCATATAAACCTACTGTTGTAACATAAGGTGAAAAATATGAACCAGTTGCAAAACTATATAAAACTCCACTATTTGAACTTCCAGAAACTAGGGTTGGGTTTTGAGAGAAATTAAATTCATTTTCTCTAAGTGTACACTTATATTGTGTTTCGTAAATATTAAATGAGGATGAAAACGAACAAGTTACATTTGAACTAGTGATAAAACTATTTATAAATCCTACATCTCCAACACCATAACTACTAGTTCCATATGTAGCAAACCCATATCCATCTTGTTTTGGAATACCATCATTCGTTAGAATGATCATCCCATGTTCATAGATTATATCTCCTACTTTATAACTTCCTGATATGATATTTCCTTCACCATCATCATTTAAAATATAGTCTGGATTGGAAAGGATTAGAGTTCCAGGTTTGATATATTCTCCAAATAAATTAGAAGGGATAGAAATAACACCTATGATATCATTTGAACCTGTCGGAAAATATCTATTTGCTAAAAGAGTAGAAGATAAATAGTTATAATAGTTTGGAGTATAAGCGGCTCCTGTTATAGTACCATCAGTATTAAATGAGGCAGTAGCAGCCGGAGAACCGTCATCCCCTAAAAGATAATTTGAATAATAAAGTTCTCTAATTGAACGATAAACTAAAACTTGGTCTTGGGTTGTAATATATCCTGTTGGATATGAACCCGAAACCCAAGGAGTTGTAGTAACGTTTTTACCAATGTATCTATCAATTTCTACGTTTGAGCCAGTAAGTTCATTCCCTTTAAAGGTAAATGACTTGTTTACCTCAAAAGGAGATACAATGACATCAGACGTTATAAATGACTTGAATACGCTCATTCATTCTTAGAAATCTAGTTTAACTCGTACGAGAGCTTCTTTTGTAAAATCTTTTAATAATGGACGTGACATTTTAGCAACTGCTAATAAGTCATTACTATCATTATACATTCCTACAGTTGTAATATAAACTTGAGGGGCATTAATAAAGTTACTATAAATTACTTCTCCTGTTGAGCCTGAAATAAATGATGGGTTTTCTGAATAATTAAATTCTGAGTTACGAGCTCTAACAAATACATAATCTGAGGTAATTGTTTCTTGGGAATTTAAAGTAAATGAATCACCTAATACAATTGAATTAAATAATCGTTGGTTATTAAGACCATCTGAATTATTTGAGCGAGATGGGGATAAAGTAATTGATTGGGAAAGAGCAGCAGGATTTAAAATAATAGTTCCTAATTGGGGAAATACTAAACCATATGATCCTGAATTAGCAACATATCCACTACCAGATAAATTTCCTGCTGTACCATTTGAACCCGAAATTAATTGGTAAACTTGGGAAGCACCAATAAATGTATTTACTGTAGTATCAAGTGAATTATCTGTTAAATTAATAATACCACCTGAACCGGAAAGTTTTAGGTTTAATGAACCAGGGAATAATGATTGTTTGTAATTAGCGCGTTCAATTGAAATAACCCAGAAATTGGATCCTGTTACTATATTATTTCCTATTCCAAAAACAAAATTAGCATTTTCATCTTCTAAAATCAATGAACGGTATTGACCGTAAATTGTTTTAGTATATGAATTTTGAGGTACAATTGGATTATACAATACACTACCACTTCCTAAACTATCAGCATATGTAATATCAAATTGTACTTGTGCTGTTGATAACAAAGAAGAAGTTTGATACACACTTAAATAGTAATTACCAGATGATCCAGCTGCTTGAACTGAAGAAGTGTAAAATTCTGTTAGAGTAGGAGCTCCGGTTGACCAAAGGGGAGAAGTGATTGAGTCACTACTTACTACAAAATCTTCAGGATCAAATCTTTTAAACGCCATTGTTTATATTTTAATTAGTTTTATTAATTGTAACTGGGATTGTTAAACGAGCTCCACTATCTAAACCTACAACTGTTAATGTAGCAGATAATTGAGTATTATTTCCAAACAATGTATTTACTGTAGTTGCTCTCAAGTTAATTTGAGAACCAATTACTGTAGTAGATACATTTGTTCCAAGTGTTGTGGTTGAGGTAACTGCTGCATTAGCTGCAGTTGCTGCCGGAGTATTAATTCCAATTCCTGTAAATGTACTAAATAGGCGAACATCTGAAATTGTAGCTGAGTAGCCGCTAGTTTCAAATGTTTGGTTATTACCTAAGTAGTTTAATGTTTGAGGGGTAACTGCAAGTGAAGCTCCTTGTACTAATGTAATTGCAGAGTAACCTAAATCAAGAACTGGGAGTTTAGCTGTTCCACGAGGTAGAGTAGCTAATTTATATTTCATGATTTGAGTTTCAATTGGAAACGCTTCAAGTAAAGGCATATTTTGGATTGCTTCACCATAAAATGAAGATCCAGATGGGTGAGTTGGATTATAAAGTGTATAATCAATTTCATCATCTGCTAAAGCAAATTGTGTGATACGGAATGAACCATCATTTTTTGCTAAAAGTTCTCTACCTTTATTTGTTAAAATCGCATCTACTGTTACGACTTGGTTATTTAAATATCCCATTTGTGTTTAATTATTATCGTATTATATGTAATAAATATTGCTAAATCAAGCCTTTTTCGGTTAGAATTAATATAAATTCATCAACCCCTTTATTCAATTCAGGAGTTACATATTCTGGTTTTAGAATATATGGACCACTTGAACCTACAGGTTTAAATCCTTCAATTAAAATTTGAGAAGCTTCATCAACATATCTTCTAATTGCAAAATGATCTAAGTTAAAAACTGAAGAAGATGCTGAGACTGGTAAATTGGTATTAAAATGAACTTCAATTGAACCGGTTTGTGTAATACGTCCTGAACCACTATCAGCAGGAGCAAATATTTTTCCTACTTGATAAACATAAGACTCATTTCCTTCAAATTTAAATTCATCTCCATATTTAATTGACCAAGGCAATATTACTGAATTAAAGCCTGAACCTGTAATATCTGACATTTTTACTCCAGGGTCTCCATACAAATTAACTAGAGTGGTTTGTGAAGATGTAATTACATATGGGTATGTAGTTTTATTAGGCCATCCCCAAATTGAATTAACTCCTGAAGATGTTACTGGGGTGAAAAAGATTGGGTATTGGTTTATAGTAAATGTGCTTGGAAAAACATAAAATAAAGAATTGGAGGGATAATTACTATTCCATTCTATATAAATAAAGTATTGATTTCCATTATTTAAATTAGCAGCTGGGATTGTTATTGGTGAGGTAAATGCTATAGTTCCTTCTACTAACTCTTCATCTGATAGGATGGTAGGATTAAGAGTATTTGATGTACTTATAAGTTGGGTTCCCTTATATAATTTAAGGGTTACATTAAATATAAAATTATTAGATAAAATTTGAGAAGAACTATTTAGATCTTTTTCACATTGAAATTGAATAATAGGATTAAATATTAAGTCAACTCCATCTTGAACAGCTCCCAATGGTACCTGATATCCATTACTTGCAAAGTATGATGATCCATACGTTGCTGAGTTAAAGAGGATTTTTGTTGGAGTATTAAAAGATGATATTTGTTGTAAAGAAGTTCTATTAAATGAAGCAGCATAATTTCCTGTTGCTACTACAGAAGCAGGAACAATATTCTCAAAACTCATAGTAGTATTCCAAGTAGAACCAGGAGCTTGACCATATTGAGTATATAAAATAGGTTCAATACGAGTACCACCACGAATTATTTTTCTAATTGGAGTTGCTTGATTACCTGTTCCGGCATATTGAACCAATACGTTTTCTCCGGATTCAAATGTTTCTTGATTATCGGCTAATGAATTTGGAGTTGTATTAGGGATAATAATTGTACCATCCGATTTAATTAAATATTTTACAAATGCAGCAGATGCATTTTCTCTTTCAGGTGGCCACCCCCCAATATCGTCACAATAAGCAACCATAGTTTTTAAACTTTCTACAGTTGGAAGTTTACCATATGTTCCTGCATCTCCAGGAGTCCAATAATTTAAATTTTGTGAAGTTGATTTTGAACCTTCATATCGTGGTAAAGTTACACGTTTTGAAGTATAATTTGAATCTTGAACAGCTGCTTTTAAAGCACTTCCACTAATTAAAAGATTAAAATTCGTTGGAGTGTAAATACCTGTTGAATAATCGATATCTTGGAATTTGGTACTTAATCTATCACCTTCAGTATTATTAATTAATGGGTTATAATCACTGTTGTAAAAATTAGAAACATCGTTTATAAACGGATTTAAATATGTTGAAGAACTTGGGTAAAGTCCCGGTGTATATGTAAAACTATCAGGATATTGAAGAGTGTAATAGGTAGCTAAAGAATTAGGATCTGTGGATAAATTAATTCTCCAAATTGAAGGAGCGGTTGAAACTATAGAAGTTATGATTCCTTTTACAGTAGATTCAAAAGCATAAGGAGAAAAAGGACCTTCAATTACAGAAGCACTTACATTAAACGTTATAGTATTTCCACTTTCTAAATTTGATAGGGCTGTTGAAATATTTACTCCTTCTAAACTATTTTCATTAATATATAATCTATAAACATATGATGAAGAAATATATGTTGTTCCTACCCAAGTTATTTCCCCAATTGTTGGTGTTGTTGAGATTGAATTGGTTACATTATATGTTAAAGAAGAAATATCTAAAGGTAAAGATTGAGCTAAACTTTGAGTAGTTACTACTAAAGCAGAACCACTAAACTCTCCATCATAAAATTCATCTTGACTATTATGTAGTACAGTTACTGATCCTGAAGGGGTGGGTATAGTTTCATACCAACTTTGGGAAGTATTAGTTAGAGTATTAAAAGTATTAAATACACCTCCAGCCCCACCATCAAAGGTTTCAATTAAAGAATGTGAAATATACTTTTGTTGGGTAATAGGATCCCATAATTGAGTGGATTCTATTGAACCAGTATAAGTAACAGTTTCTTGAGATACTTGTGGTTGGGGGTATTTATTTCTTTCTAAAAGTGTTTGTTTAATAACAACACCCGAAGCAAGACTTGTGCGTGCAGGTACAAAGTCTTTGATCATTTTAAATAACGAGTTATCAAAATATTTGATTAAACGAATGTAGTCGTTTAAGTCATAATTTGAAGTATATTTTTGGAAATATGCATCTCGTAAAGCATCTAAATCTGGGTAGGAAGTAGCTGAGGATGAGCGTTGTCTTGGATCACCTATGTATTCTCCTATATTAAAGAATCCAATTTGGGAGATGATATCATCATTAATTTCATCTTGTGGTGCAAATGCTACTTCAAGTAAATTTGTATTTACAGTATAGCTTTGACTAGCTGCTGTATTTTGTGCTAATGATCTAAATGGAGATAAAGTATCACCAGAAGGTATAACACTATTTTCTATTCGTATTTTATCAGATACAGCATTCTTAATACCAACTACAGGTTGATCTAAAAAGAAATATTCTGTGTTAGGAACAAAGGTTGGGGTGAAAGTAAATGAAGCACTACTATTTGTAGTAAATGAACTAGTTGTAGCCCAAGATCCTGTAATTTTAGGATGCACTGAAAGGGATCCAGTATATAATTCACCTCCTAAAGGTAATCTAAATGCAAGTTGGTTAGGAGAACTATTAATTGAATTTCCTTCAGTTGAAGAAGGATTCATAATATAATCCTTAAATATACTTTCACTTAATGCAGTATTATAATAACGTATCTCTTGGAAATACATTTCCCCACCAAATTGAGTAAATCGAGAGGCATTTCCTGAGGTCCAAGCGGTGCTACTTACGGTTGTTGAAGAAGTAGCATAGAACCCTAATTGAGTTCCATTTTCACCCCCTTCATAAACATTGTTTCCTACATATAAAGTAAAATTGGTTCCCCTACGAGTAGCCATTACTGACCACCAACCTTCATTTACAAATGGTAAATACACACTTGCTGAAAGAGATGGATTACCAGAAAAATCTGGGGAAAAATCTAAAGTAGCATATTGATAATATGGATCAATAATTGAACCTGAATAGGAACCTGTTGTAAGTCCAGAACCAGTATATCGTAATCTAATTCTAGCATTTGTATTTGTATTCCAAAGATTTATTCCTGAGGATCCACTTATAGTGGACAAACTTGGAACTTTAAATCTAAATTCTAAAGTAGAAGGAACGTTATTAGGTGAATTCCAATTTGAATTAAGAATCCAATTTGTAGAAAGTAAATTACTTCCAGTATTATAATAGGCATAATTGAATACATTTTGCCAATCATCCCAATCATTTGAATTGGATTTGTCTTTACCTCCAAACTCATTAATTCTTAATACCGTATCAGGAATGCCATATGAAGTAATAAGTGTGCGCAGAGCGGGTAATGTACCTTTTGCCTTCAATAGGTACGGCAGGTTATGATAAATTCGTTTGTATAGCGACTTATTTACGTCGTCTAACGGCATATAATCGTTAGAGGCAGATATTAAAGTATTAATATACTCAAACCCACTTGGTGTTGGAAGTGAACCTGTAATATTTGGGAATGGGAACAAACCGCCTTCAGGAGTTAAACCTAAAAATGCAGTATATAAATCGTCGTTTGAGAAATTATTTTGATATAATTTAATTCCAAAATCACGTATAGCATCTGCTACTATATCTTTTGAAACACCATATTCTAAACGGTTATCGGCATTATATTTTTGAGTAACGTCTTTATAGTAAATCCAAATATTGTCATAGAACTGACCCATCATTTCCACAAACATTTGATATGGAGCATTTAATGAATCATTTCTTAAATATTCTGGGATTGAATAGTAAAGGTTATTTTGATTGGTATTATCAAAATTAGAAGCGGAAAGAGAAATATTAGTATACCAATTAGTAACTAAAGCACTTCCTGTTGTAGCTAATTGATATGGAGGTTGGGATGTTGTTTTAGGCCAAGCCCATGAACCACTATTATAATATAAATAATATTCGTAACCATCAAAGTTAGTTATAACATTATTTATTAAAGATTCATATACCGCAAGACTAGCACTTGGATCATTGTTTGTAGTAGTATTTAGAACAGCAATAGAAGAAGAATAATCTTCTAATAAGCTCATTTTATAATAAAAATTTTCTAAACGAGCTTCAACAGAACTAAAATGAACAAACTCATTAAAATCTGTGTAATCTATATTAATATCTATTTCTTTTTCTTCAAGTAAACTACTTAATTGGTTGTAGGAACTGGTTAATGAAGTAGTTGTTAGAGCGGTATAGTCTAAAGATACTGTAGAATTATTAATTTGGTCTTTTAATTCTAGATTAAAATTAGGACCTTTTAAATTAACGGTATCTAATATCTCTATAGGTTCTAAAGGAAAAATAATTTGATATGCTATAGGCTCTTCAACTAAAGTTACAACCCATAAAGTAGAATTAACATCAAATTCTTCAGGTAATGCCTCATATAATTTAATTAATATAGTTGGGTTAGTAGGGTCTTGACTATCTAATTGGATATTATTAGCAATAGCTAATTGATTGTCTCCAAAATTAAGATAAAAATCTAAAAAATATGGGCTATCTTCCCTTTGTTGAATTAAAGAATTAGCTTGTTCAACTATATCTAAATTGGTTAATGAAGTACTATCTAAACGGATTTCAGTACGATCAGATGAAATTTCAACAATATAAAGTTGTTGAAGTTCTGAGCCGATTTGTTTGTTAAAGAAATTAAAATAGGTAACATATTCTCCTTGATCAAAACCACTATTAATTAATGATTTTTCAGGATCAATTATGATTTGAGAGATAGTATTATTTGATCCAGCTGATTGTCCATCGGCTAAAACTATATATTGGGTAAAATTGTAATCTGTGGATAATATATTTTGATTATTATCGTACACAAAATATTCAATATAACTACTTGAAGATAAAGATGTATTTACTTCAAAAGTAGATATTAAATTTGTATCTTGACCTCCATAAGTTTGTGAAGTAAAGTTTTGGGTGTCTATTTGTACAATTTCTGCTGCCATTATTGTGGATTAGCTAATGTTGTTCCTGTTTGCAATTCTACTATTTGTCTTTGAGCATCAAGTAAATCTGTTCTTAATTGAGCAATTTCATCCTGCAAAGCAGTTATTTCTTCTTGGTTTGCATCAAAATTAATATATTCACTACTTGTTTTGATCAAATATTCATGTGAATTAGTTGCGCCTAATTCGGGTATATTATAAAAAAGTTCATTGTAAAGGCCAAAGAACTCTTCAGTAGTTGGTTGTACTGCTATTTTTTCTTGAATAGTTTGAACACCTAATTCTTTAAAAGACGTATCTATAACTTTAGTATATTGTCTTTTATCATATACTTGTTTCTGTAAGTTTACGCTTTCACTCATCCGTTAATAACTTTAAAGTAATAGCTATCATCATATATTATTGTAGAACCCTGGATGGTAGATTTGATTAGGATTTTATAGTATCTTTCAGGTTCTAAACCACTCATATAAACATCAAAATAATTACCAGTTGAATCGGCACTAATTTGAGTATAATTGTTATCGAAGTTAACAACATATTCGTTAGTATCTAAGTCTTTTATGGCGTAGTATGAAGCAGTTGGTAAATAATTTAAATTAGTGTATAAAGATGATGTTTGATATGTTCTAGTAGGATATAATGGACTTACATTAATGTAAAATCTATTTACACTTTCAGGAAAGAAAACACCAGGGTTTTCAGCTAAGGATATTTTAATATTAGAAGTTGTAACTATATTTGTACTAGCTCCTGTTAATATAGTTGAATAATCCCTCCATCTGAATTCTAATGTTGGGGGGTATATTGTATTTGTATCAACACTATAAAATTTAAATATAGGTTGAACATATTCACTTGGATTAAATTCTTGTGAACCCGTAAGTTTTATTATAAAACCATAATTTGGAATAGATGAACTATACCAAGCATTTACAGTATTACTAGTATTAATTTCAATATCTTTTACATCACGTAAAGCAAAAGATTCAGTAACTAAATAATTTGAAGCTGTATACCAATTACCACCACCTTGGGTAGTGTAAGTTGAATTGTATGAACTTGTATATGCTCCTCCTGAATTAGTACCACTTAAAGACCAAGGATTTGAGCCTGAAAATGAGGAGAATCCCCAAGAAGATCCATCAGTAACAATGGGGGAATCTAAAGCATATCCAGTACCATTATTCCATCCTTGAGCAATAGGGCGAATTTCTAGTTTTGTAGATTGATTAAGACCTTGAGCTTCTGCTATAAAGTTTTTTAAATAAACAGCATAACTATCTCCAGATATTTTATTGTTAATGACATCTTGAATTTCGTTTGTGTCAAATTGAATTAAATATCTAGATACATCCGGGGTCCCATCTAAACCGAGTTTATTAGATGCTTCTAAAATAGCATCTAACCCTGTGTTCATTGTAGGATAAGCAGAATATAGAGTGGCGTCTTGAGTAGGAAATAGTTTATATACAGCCATTTATATATTTTATTATAAATATGGCATTATAAAGGAACTACTTTACCTTTTATATCATTGTTAGGGTATCTTACTTCAAAAATACTAGGATCCAATGAAGGATAAATTACTTGATTTTGAGTTGCTCCAGTAATATCATAAGCATATTGTGAATATCCTGAAGTGGTTCCTGCTTTATTTGAAATAGAAAGGTTTTTAACAGATTGAACTCCAGAAATTTTGTCAAGGAGAATATAAAGGTCACGAAGTAAAATCGGTTGATTTATTTGCCAATTATTTAGGTTAAAGTAAGTTTGTAAAGCAGTAACACATGATAGTAAAACTTCATTGTTGTTATATTCAGGAAGTACTATAATTTCAAAGTCAACACCAATATTGATAATAAACGCATCTCTAATTTCAATGTTGTCACCAATCATTCTATATTGGGACATATAAGTACGTAAATTATTTTTTAAAGTTTCAGCAGCATAATCTAATTGTCCTTGTGCATTTAAAGATAAAACATATAAATTAAGTGTTTCAATTGTTGAAACTTGATTATCTGTTAATTTAGGTTGTTCAATAAATGCTTTAGAAATAGATCCATAATCGGAAGGCATACTTAAAGCTCTAACTAAATAGTCGTCTGCTGTAACTGAACGTTTTTGGGAGGCTATTAGGGTTAAAGTATTTTGACGAATTTCTTCAATATTATCTCCACCTTTTCCTCCACTAGCAGCTTCAGTATTATTTGAAGCTAATGAATTAAATACATAGTTTGCTGTAGTTGAGTTTAAATTTACATTATTAAATTTAGTTTGGGATGGGTTTATAGTAGTAAGAGCATTTGCGGCAACATTTGATGAAACACCACCACCAGTTAAATATCTTACTGTTAAAGTAGTATTTGAAGGAGTAATACCATAAGTTCCTGTAAATAGGAAATTTGTAGGTGAATATGCTGTTGTTAATTTATCTTGAGAAAATGGTAAACCAATACCTACATTATCGGCATTTGGAGTAATTTCTTCAGTAACGTTAAGAGGATCTCCAGAACCAAATTGTAAATCAATATTGGTATTAGAGATAGCTCTAGTAGTAAAACGTCTTGCTACTTTTTTAAGACGAAGTAAATAAGAAGTATCTCCATTAGAATTTGGGTCATTTACATTAGTATTTTTTATAGTATTAAATACCATTTCTTGACCTAAAGTATCTACTTCATACCAAATATTACCATCAGAATCGGTAACATCTAATATTTTAAGAAAATTATTAGCAGTAAGCTGAATAGTATTAAAAGAAATAGGGTCTGTAAAATTAAATGATTGGACATTAATAGTAGCAGAAATTGCTTTTCTACTTTTCTTTAAAAGAAAGTATTGAGGGTTATTTCCTGAAATTTGATAAATGGTTACTTCAGTTGGGTCTTGGGAACTTGAAACTGAGAAGTCAATTTTATCTTGAATGAGGAAATTACCACCATTAAGAGAACTTATAGTAGTATTTTCCCCTACAGTTAAAGCATAATCATAATCAGGAATATATTCTCCAAGAACCAATTTAGAAGGTACTTGTTGATATACATCAACTACAGCTTGTGCAGCAGTTGATAATTTAGGTTTATAACCAAACATATATGCTAACTCATAAACATTATTTGTTTGTTGAGCATATTGAACAAATGTTTCTTGAAATTGGTTATCTAAATAAAAACTTAAAACGTCTCCCACATATGATGCTTGTTCTATAAACATCATGCCTGGGGATGCAGGGGTAAAATCGTTATAGGTTAACGGAAAATAGGTTTTAGAAAATTCTATTAGTCTTTGTTTAAAACTAGAAAAATCACGATTTATGTATTTTATGTCTCTATTTACGTTAGCCATTTTTAAAATTCAATTGTTAGAGTATCATCGATACTAGTGTTTAATACTGAGTATTTAAGTGTAACTGTGATTTGATTAGTATCTGATTGACCTGTTACTAATAGATCATTTACTATAATGTTAGGAAAATAAACAGATATTTTATTGTTAACATCTTCTCTAAGAAAATTTAAATTATCTGCAGTTATTTGTTCAAATATAAATGTTCTTAAACCACCCCCAAAAGTAGGATTCATAGGTATTTCTCCTGGGTTGGTAAGAAAATAGTTAATAAGATTATTTTTAGTGGCTTCTGCTGTTGTATAATTTGGAAGAAAAACAGCGGGGCCACTAAAGGGAAGATTAACCCCAACAGCTGTACTTGCATCAAAGTCAATAGGTGCTATTTGTTGAGGACTAAATGCCATTATTTACTATTCATTAAGGCCATAATTTGATCCATTCCTACTTCTCCGGCACCTAAATTACCATTTATAGGGTCACTTACTTGTGGTTTAAATGGAACTTGAGCATCTTTAGAAGTAAAACTCATCATGGTTTCATTCATGATATCAGTATACGCCTTTCGAGTATCCATTGTTGGTTGGGTAAATGGTGGGGTTGATGGTTGAGGAGGTACAGGAATTGAGGTAAAGGATTCCTTTACAAGTGTTTTTGGAGTACGAACTGCTTCCAAAAGAATATCTTTTAATTCATCTTGAATTGCCTCTCGTACAGCTTCTTTAATTAATTTTTTTAATCCGTCAATTTTCATATGTTTATAAATATTAAGTTAGTCAGCTTTTAAATCATTTTGCTGAATGTAAAATACTAGTTCATCAATTAATATCTGGTCAATTGAGCTAAATGACCATTCTCCTTTTAACATTACCACACCTTGTTTGTTACGTGCAAGTGCTCTTCTACGTTTTAGAGTATTAGGTGAATTTTCTGTTTCAACTCCCATTTCAAATCCATTTACATTTGTAACTACAGGAGATAATTGAGTTGATTGTTGAACCGTTAATGCAGTTAATTCTGCTGAAATTCTTTCTTGATCAGCATCAGGATAACATTTTTGTACAAGTTGATCAAGTAAATTAAGTAATTGAAGAGCTTGAGTTAATACTTGACGTAAAATAACTAATATAGATAATATACCTGCATTAACTGAAGATAGTGTAGCAATGGTTTTGTCTAATCTTTTTTCAACTCCTGAGGGAATAGGATTTGTTACTGGGGGATTAATTTCAGCTATAGTTAAAGTAATTTGAAGAATAGCAATAACACCTTGGGTAACTCCTAACACTTTAGTAGTTGTATCAATAATTTTTAAACTATTAGTTAATTGTTTTACTAGTTTATTCTTTCGGTTAATTAAATCAGTTAATTCAGCTTGTGTGGGGCAAACTGCTTGATCTAAAAGTTTGGGTAACTGTTCAGCTTTATATTCTGAAAGTTTAGTTATACCAAACCCTGCAACCATGGTTAGTATAGCAGGGATTAAGGTATTCTTTAGAGTATTAACTTGATTAGATAATTTTTCTTCAGCATAATATGAAAGATTTTTTTTGCTTTTAGAAAGCTCTTTAATTTGATCTTTACTTAGTTGAGTAGATTTGAGTTTATCTTGGGCTAAAGAAGAAACTGTAGGTTGAAGTTGTAAAACTCCTAAATCAGTTTTTAGAGTACCATCTCCTTTATATAAAGGTGGTTCTATAGATTCATAATTAATAGCAGTTATATCCAAAGATAAACTTCCACTTTCAGGAGTATCTCCAGTAATAGTAAAATTACCGTCAGTGTCAGTAAATACAAAATTTAAAGGTGAAATTTTTACATTAGCTCCCTTAATTGGATCTTGAGATTGACCATTTACAACTGTTCCTTTTATAAAATAAATCATGCTGTTTTAACAATTTTAGATTTTACACTATCAATTTGATTGTAAACATTTTCAAACACTTTAAGTGCTGAATTTGCGGTTGTTAAAACAACTGGGTTGGGGGAAGGAGCTCCACTAGGCCAATCTTGAACTACTTTTAAAGCCTCAGCTATATTTTGCAGTTCATTAAGTATTATTTTTAAATATTCTACTGTCTCATCACCTCGCAAAACTGATTGATTTGCATTTTTATTGCCTAAACGAGTCAATTTACTAGTAATATTTATTTCACTAGTAGATTCTATATTTACACTCCCATTTGAAGAAATACCTACTGAATTTTGCCCACTAATTAATACACTATCATTTTTAGCATTAATTACAACCCTATCTGAATTAAAAATAATTTGAGGATTAGCGTATTGGGCAGGTGTAGTTGGAGGTGTGGTATAAGAAATAAAATTTTCATTTGCTATACTAAATGGAATTTTTTGGTAAGAGGTTAAATATATTGAAGATAAATCTTGAGATATATTTTCAGTAATAGGCTCAGCCCCAAAGCTACTAGCTTTAGGATTTTGACCATTTATTAGTATGGTAATAGGATCTCCATTATTTCCAAATGAAGACCAAGAGTTAGAATAATTACCAGTTACTTTAGCTGTACTACCTAAGCGTACACTATTACCCCATCTACCTTCATAAATTATGTCTCCAGCAAATGGTAATAAAGGATGAATATTACTTTTTTCAACAAATGTAGCTCGGTCCGGATTAGAAAGAGAATTAAAATCTAAAGAAACAAGATTATTATTTTGTACGTTATACCCCCCACTTTCTACTTGAGAATAATTTAATTTTTGAGATGCTGGGATTGGGTTAACTAGGGGAGTAGGGTTTGGGTTTACATTAGGAGAAACTGCTCCGTATAATGAAATAGGTCCTTCATATACGAATTGACCTCCAATGGTATTAGGGGCAATTACATACTTAACTCTAACATATTCGTTAACTAATGGAAATGCTTTTTTATATGGGTCACTTGGAAGAATATCAACATATGTTTTTCCAGTTAATACTCCTTTACTACTTACTTTTTCTCCACTAATAGTTCCTATTTTGGTAAAACCAAGTGAAGGATCTAAATTAATATCACTTACACGAACTATAAATTCTTCATTGGACGTTTTACCAGACCCTCCCCCTTTAGCCTTATCATTTAAGGCTTTATTGGTCATTGAAGGAAATCCAAATTTATGTGACATTAATCTTTAGGATTGAATTTTTTTACCTCAGATAACAATTGTGCTTTTTCATCCTCAGTCATTCCAAATCCTTCATCTTCTGATTTGCCTGTAGCTAAGGCACGTTGGATGATAGTAGCCATTTTAATTAACTGCTCATCATTTTTGATACCTAATTCCATATATTCCTTGATTAAAGGAACAATCAAAGTAGCATCACCAATGTCATTGATAAGTGGTTTTAACTCACCTATCAATGCTGTAATTTGGGTCTCTTTTTTCTTTTGGTTTTCGTAAATTTCCTTAAGAATGTCCGAGAATTTTTTCTTACCAAATACGTTTGATTCTAAATTACTCATATGTATTGTTTTTTATAAATATAAACAACTACTAGAGGTGGAAATTCATATATCCTTCCTCTAAATAGAACAGGTAATTTTTCTTAAATACTCCATATAATACACCTGCTATTTTAGTAATCTTGGGAGTTTTAGCATCAGGTATCATCTCGTGTATATAAATGTAAAGAGCTTTTTTATTGAATACATCGATGCTATCTCGTTTTCTAAACAGCTCTAAAACAGCATCCGCAATTTTCGCGTCATATTCTTTAGGAAAGATTTCGTATAAATTAAAGCTGACGAATTCAACATATTCGTCCATAAAATGAGATAATCGATCATCTGAATTGTTTGGTTCAATAGTATAAGTATGATCTGAATCGTCTTTGGATAATTCATCTACTGAAACCTTGCTAATTTTACTTTTGTAGTTTTTCTCATTATATAAAATACACCAACGTTTCACAATAGTACCAAAGTAAGAATATGCTTTAGCACCTTTACTAGGATCAAATAGATGGATTTTTGATAATAAAAATACTATAATCTCATGTTGTAGGTGTTCTAAATTTTCCACTTCAGTATGGTAAAATTTGAACGTATGGATTATATTTTGGGTTAATTTAAAAAATGCATAGTGGATACGGTCCTCGTAAATTTTACTTTTCAACACAGAATCGACCATGTTATTATATAACACGATCGCATCTTCTGTATCTTGAGTAAAGTAATTTTTACTTCCCGGTTTTTTAGGCATTTTAACTGAACTTTCTAAGATTAAACTCATTAAGGATTTCTTGGATTTTTACAATTGATTGAAATATAACCCCAACTTCGTCATCTTTTTCAAATACACCACCACGATCTAGTTCTTTCAATTTCTTGTCTGAAATTTCAATTGTGCGAGATAGACGATCTAGGTAGGTTAGGTATCCGGCTAGTACGTCTTCTTGTTTTTCTACTTTGCGCATAAGGTTAAAAGTCGTAAATCCTAAAATTACTACTAAAACCGCTAAAACGCTAATTATTACTGTTGTCATAAGCTATCTAACATATTTTTTAAACTATCACTTTTAAATGTTCCAAGTGCTTTAGTTTTGGTTGATGTCTTTTTAGACATGTTGGGTTTATTCCCCAATGTATAATTCCCCTTTCCGGCATCCACGGGTTTCTTGTTCTCTTTTAACTTAGGTAACCATTCACGTTCAAACTCGATACGTGCTGCCATCAAATCTGCCTGGTGTAAGATAAAAGGAAGAGATGTTCTTGGTTTTTGTTCTGGCATATAAGACATAAGATATTTTTCATTTG